TAGCCTGTGCCGCTTGTACAGCCCCTACAGCAGCATCTACGGCTGGTGCAGCTTGTTGCGCTTGCATTAGGTTAGCTTGCTGTTGCTGTGGTGCAGTAGCTTGTGCTGTTTGTGCTAGTGCAGTTGGAATTGCAACACTGCCTGTAAGCATACCTGTTTGTGGGTCAAGTTCCTGACCTGCAGTTACAGGTGTTGTTGCTGCTTGTACTACACCACCTGTTGGTACAGCAGGATTATACATACGGTCTGCAGTTACATCACCAATCTTTAGGTTTTGTGCTGTGGGAGTAGTTCCTGTAGTTTGTGGTGTAGCAGCTTGTTGTGCCATAGCAGCACCTGCAATACCACCACTTCCTGATGTAATAGGGTTGCCTACTGTTCCTACAAGTGTACCAAATGGACCACCGGGATTTTGTCCAGCTATTGGAAATATCTGACCACCCGTTCCGGGTACAGGTTGTGGTGTACCACCTGTCTGCATCTTAACCACACCGCCTTTAGCCATCATACGTGCAGCATTAGTATATCTATCCATCTGTGCTTTACGCTGTGGGTCTTCCTCAATAAACTGTTGGAACTGTGACATATCACCCTGATATCCCATGGCCCCTGCAATCTTATTAAGTGCTTGTGGCTTAAATGCCTTAAACTGCATCATTTAATCTGCATCCTGTATTGTGTTACCTTCAGCTACCCACTCAAGGATGGCTGCGTATTCAGTGTTAGCTGTATCCATAGGAACGGTGCAATTTTTGCCATTTATAGTACAAGCAACAGTAACATTGTTACCTTCTTTATCCGTATTATATTGTGCGCTTGTTATATGCATCTACAACTCCGAAATAATTTCAAGGTAACCGTTATCATTCACACTAAGTGAAATTGCTTCGTCTGTGCTAAAGGGGCTATTTGTAGTATCAAGATTTAAACCCAACATACTTTGATTAAGATATATATTATTACAGCTAAAATTGCCCTCTTCAGCCCCATTATTATGATGTATTCTTAATTTATCAAAAGAAATTGTTGGGGTTGCCCTAAGAGGTTGTGGTAAATGAAATATTGCCATTGTATCATCTGAATCTTGTTGAATACCAAGTGCAATGTTACCTGTGGTGTTTCCTTCGTCAACTCTATAGTAATATCTCATACACCTAGCCAACTCATCTCCAATAGACCGATGCTCAAATGGTGTTGCCTGTTCGCCTACTTCAAGTTGTACTCCTGTCAGATACCATTCGTTAGAAGTGCTACTGGCTAAGTTTACATTTAAGCCAGCAGCCCTGTTTGTATTGTCTAATGTTTGCCAATCTGTATTTGCAGTGCCAGAAGTGTAGCTTGTGCCAGAAGCTAAATACCAACCAATTCTAAACCCTATACCATTGTCATTATCAATTATACCTGTCTGGTCGCCAGATAATGTAATTGTTTTATGTTCCCATGTGTCTGCCGCACTAATAGTATATGTTTTTGAGGCAGAACGATTATCATCCTCTTGATAGAACCAAACAACATATGTACCAGTTAAATTTGAGCGAACCCAAAAAGAAAGCGTTATACTTTCAGCAGAACTTGTGCCATATTTTAAATGCTGTAAGTTTTGTGCCTCAATGCGGTGTTCAATAAGAAGCGCATCACCACTTGCCAGAGATGTGTCTGCGGTTGTGCAATCCAGTTTTAAAGAGTTTGAAAAGCCTGTTGGCGCAGTAGTAGATTGCGACATAGTAAACGCATACGTTGGAGAGCCGCCTTCTGCGAACTTAAATCTGTCAACAGTGTGATAGCCAGAATTTCCATTTCCCAAACTTGTTGCACTCGTACCCCTCTGGGCAACCTGCATCGCACCATTGATAATTAGATTCCTGTTTGACAGGGCTGTTTGCGAACCTATCAGTGCGGCTAGTTCTGCTGCTTTACTCATGCTAAAACTCCATGCGTTACTATACAGTTTTCTGCCCTGTCATATGCAGCATTACTGTCAGTATCAACAGTTACATTTACTGATGTTGTTGCTATTGAATCTGCATTACCTAAATTTATAAAACTACGTCTATTTGTTATGCCAGAAACAACTCCCCGTGCTGAAAAGGCATTGGTAAAATTAGTTGTAAAATCACCTGTTGAATTGTCAGATAAACTAGATTGATTTAGTGAATTTTCTGTAGCTTGTGCAACTGCATCATATAAACATAATGCTTTTGCAGCATTTTGCTTAGTCAGCGTAGCCACACCGCCACTGGTGTTTTGTATTGTATCTGCTTTCAACGTACTCATAGCGTCACCAATGTACCACCAGATTCAACGGTGAGTGTTACACCGCTGGCTACTGTAAGTGGCCCTGTTACGTTAGCGTTCTCTGTTGCCAGAATGGTTGTATCTGCTGTAAGGGATTGTGCATTAGTACGAAACAAACCACCAGCCTTGAAGTTACCCTTGTTCTCTGCAGCAGGTGTAATTGAGCCAGCAGATGTACCCATATACATAACAAAAATGTTACCAGTGCCGCTAGATGGAGCAGCAGTAAAGGTAAGATTCGTACCATTAGGTACAGTAAAAGCATCTACACTTTCCTGTACAACACCATCAACGGATACTATAATATCTTCTTGCGCTACAGTTTGATTAAGAGTGAAGATGGTTGTTGAGCCATCTCCATTAAACTCTTGTGTAGCTGGACGTGTTTGAAAATTACTAGATACAGGATTGCCAATAAAAGGCATTAGGTTATCTCCATAATACTCAAGGTAGAATCTGCACTGTTAGCAGTATCAGAAGCTACACTAAGTGTATGAGTAGCCTCCATGATTATTTTGTTTCCTGCCATGTATTCAAAAGATGAACCAGCAGGAATTGGGATATCTTTAGCTAAGAACACAGTAGATGCCGCACTTAGTTTTATATCTACTGTAATTTGGCTTGACGTAGTATTAGCAATGGTCAGGCCAATAACCACAGTTGTTGTAGACGCAGGAACAGTATAGATATTCATCGCTGCATTAGCTGCGGTGCTAGACCCATCAAACGTCTTTACTTTGAAGGTATTAGCCATGACCTACTCCTTACGCTACATCATCTAGCAATGCTGCTACTACACAGGTAACTGTGCTGGAAGAAGAAATTGCGTGAATGTCTGCAACAGTTGTATTAGGAAGGTTTGCATACCAAGAATGACCAGCAGCAATTTTAATTGCGTCTGTTGCACTTGTTGATGCAGTTCCAGCATCTAGTACAATATACACATCGTTGCTTGAATCTGTGTTCTTTATGAACAAGAAGTTGACTTTATCACCTGTAGCAATTGCTGTAGGTGCAGTATCATCATCTACTGCTGTGTAGTCAATAAAATTACCAGCCATCAAATCTGTGCTAGAATTTGATACGCTAGTTAGTTTATAATACCACTTGTCATTTGCATCTGCAGGTGTTATTGTCATACTGCCAGATATAGTCTTGGCAATCTCATCAGGCAATACCGTTGCCTGTACGGTTACTGAGGCATCGTCTGCCATGATTTTCTCCTTAATAAGGTTAGGTTAATTATACCACATTATGTGGCTGTTGTCAAGCACTATTATCCAAGTGCTATTGCTAATGCAGTCGGGTCTTCACTTGAGAACCCAGCATTTGTTAAATAAGTTTTTACTACACTTAAATCCATACGTTTAATTGTACCAGCATCACTTACTAGCAATTCGTCCGTATCTGCAAGACCTGAAGCAAGTTCTGTTTGACCACTAATAATATTGTCATTTAACATGCCGCTTTCAACAGCGTCATTTGCTATGGTCAATGCCCCTGCATCACTGGCAGTTGCATCACCTGACATTGCAGAGTAGATGTACTTCTTAACACGTGTAAACTCTGACTTACGCTCTGTGCCGTTTGCACCATCGTCAACAATAAGCAAGTC